CGGTGGAACTGCAACATGGAGCTACACGCTTCAATATTCTTATGACGGATCAACTTGGGTAACGTTGTACACAGGAACAAACGTAGCTGTTCAAGATGGCCAATGGGTATGGCAAGACATTGACCCAGGTGCTACGGCTCAGTATTACAGAATGCAAGCCACAAACGGTACAACTTTAGCATTAAGAGAGTTGTACTTTGGTGTTAACACCACAGAAGTGACAATGTCTCGATTAAATAGAGATGATTACACAAACTTGCCAAATAAGAACTTTACGGCTAATCAGCCCTATCAGTATTGGTTGAATAGGACTATCCCACAGGCAAAGATTACTTTGTGGCCAGCCCCAAGTAATGCTTTTGTACAAATGACAGTCTGGTATTCACGTCAAATTGACGATGTAGGTGGCTTGAATGGTCAACTTGAAATACCACAACGTTGGAATCAGGCTATTCAATACTTACTAGCTCACCAAATGAGCTTGATACTGCCTAGCGTTGACATCGCAAGAATTCAATATTTGGAAGCACAAGCAGAAAAATACTTCATCATGGCTGAGAATGAAGAGCGTGATAAGTCGCCAATCTACTTTGCGCCTAATATTTCAGTTTATACGAGGTAACAATGCCACGTTTCCTGAACACTGAAGGGAACGCAATAATTGCGATATTCATTTGCGACAGATGCAAAATGAAAAGACCAATTATTGAGGCGATGCCTGACCCAAATTTTCCTAGTCTAAAAGTATGTCAGCGTGGGTGTGCAGATCAGAAAGACCCCTACCGATTACCCGCTAGAAAGACTGAGCGAATTAACTTACAATTTCCAAGACCTGATGTTAGTGTTGCAGCTAATGACAATGGTTTGGTGGTGACGCCTACAGGTACAAATATCCCTGGCGGTAATCCTACCGAAATCTACATTAGTACACAAAATGGGAATGATATTCCCCAACAAAATGGCAACACAAACATCATAAGCCCAAGCCCCAATCCATCTACAGGCCAATAACATGAGTGGACAAGTCACAATTACACAATTGCCAACCGCAGGGGCGTTAACTGGTAACGAGTCAGTTCCCATTGTGCAAAATGGCGTGACGGTTCAAACAACCACAGGCGCAATAGCAGCTCAGCCCACACAAACTCAAACATTTTTGACGGTTGGTCAACAAACAAGCTTGGCCAATAGCAGACAGATTGCAGTTAGCACTGGTCTAACAACAACCGACGGTGGGGCTCAAGGTAGCTATACCATAGCTGTGACTGGCGCTTTGGCATCTTTGCTTACTTCTGGCAATGGCATTCAAGTTAAGACCAACAGCACAACCTTGACCAATGTTCAGATTACTGCAGGAACTGGTCTAGGAGTCAACAATCCTGACGGTACTACGGGTAATCCTCAGATTTATTTAGGATCATTCCTAAGCAATTTTCAGACTCTTTCGGGATCAACAGGCTTAGTTGCGGTTAGTGGTGGTAACGTTACCACTAAACAAATTTCAGGAGTCACCAATCAAACTGTTGTTACAAATGCAGATGGATCAACAGGTAATCCAACAGTTGGAATTGCTTCAAATCCCGTAATGCCTGGCACTGCAAGCTTGACATTCCCAATTGGTGGAACTGCATCTCGCCCAAGTAGCCCAGTCAATGGCATGTTCAGGTACAACAGCGACCTTGCTTTGTTTGAAGGCTACGCAAATGGCGCATGGGGCGCTGTAACAACTGGTACTGGTGTTACCTCCATCTCAACGGGAACTGGGCTTACAGGTGGCCCTATTACCTCTACAGGCACCATTTCAATTGCCAATACCGCAGTGACTGCTGGTAGTTATGGTTCAGCCACTCAAGTTGGTACATTTACTGTTAATGCTCAAGGTCAGTTGACAGCGGCAAGTAATGTAACTATGACCCCTGCGTGGGGTTCAATTACTTCTACACCTACAACAATTGCTGGTTATGGAATTACTGATGGTGTAACCCTCACAGGGTCTCAAACGCTGACCAATAAAACGATCAGTGGTTCATCAAATACATTGAGCAACATTGGAAATGGTTCGCTGACGAATAGCTCAATTACTTTGGGAACAACCACTATTGCTTTAGGTGGAACATCTTTGACGCCTGCTGGGTTGACCTCGGTCACAGTAACTCAAGACCCAACATTTGCGCTTCAGTTGGCCACCAAGCAATATGTTGATTCAGTTGCACAGGGTTTGAACACAAAAGCTGCTGTTTTGGTAGCCACAACTGCCAACATTACTTTGTCAGGCGAGCAAACAATTGATGGAGTTACAACTTCTTCAAGTCGAGTATTGGTAAAAAACCAATCTTTGTCGCAAAACAACGGTATTTATGTGTCGTCTTCTGGGGCTTGGTCTAGATCATCTGATGCAAATACATGGAATCAATTGGTTTCAGCTTATGTGTTTGTTGAAGAAGGCACATTACAGGCAGATACAGGTTGGGTTTGTACGGTAGACCCAGGTGGTACTTTAGGTGTAACAGCAGTCACATGGGCGCAATTCTCAGGCGCTGGTACCTATTCCGCAGGCACAGGATTAACCCTTACAGGAACTCAGTTCAGCATCACAAACACTGCTGTAACTGCTGGTTCTTACACCACAGCAAACATCACAGTCAATGCTCAAGGTCAAATTACCGCAGCATCTAGTGGATCTGGAGGTGTTACCACATTCAGCGCAGGAACAACAGGACTTACTCCAAATACTAGTTCAACTGGTAGTATTACCTTAGCAGGTACTTTGGTGGTTGGTAATGGTGGCACTGGGGTGACAACACTCACAGGGCTAGCTTATGGCAATGGAGCTTCAGCGTTTACTGCCGCAACAGCCTCCCAAGTTGTTTCTGTAATTGGCACAACTGCGGTGACAAATGCAACAAATGCAACAAACCTTGCTTTGACTGCTGGATCAGGCGCAACAAACTACATAACTTATTCCGCTAGTGCAACAGGAAATCAACCCCAATACACCAGTACAGGGATTACAATTAACGCCACAAACAGTACAATTACTGGCGGCATAAACGGAGGAACATTCTAATGTCACAGTCAGGCTACACCCCAATTTATATCTACAACAGTGGAACAACCACTAACGTCCCTGTTGCCGCCAACTTGGGTGCAGGTGAGTTAGCAATCAATTATGCTGACGGTAAGTTGTTTTACAAAGATTCTGGCGGAAATGTTCAAACAATAGCAACAAAAGCTACTGGAACTATTGGTGGATCTAACACACAGATTCAATACAATAGTTCAGGATCATTGGCTGGTTCAGCAAATTTCACGTTCAATGGAACTACCGTTACGATGGGTTCTGGAACCGTGTTTGCTGGTGATTTTACAAATGCTACATTATTAAGCAGAACTCTGTTTCAAACTAGCACGAGCAATTCAAGCACAGGTATTTATGCAGTTCCAAATGGAACTAGTACCGCAGCATCATGGCAAGCAACCAACGCAGCAGACCCCACCAATGCATCTAAGATATTGATCGCTACTAATGGAACAACAGACGTTCAGTTGGTATCTGGTATTAACGGTACTGGAACATATTTACCTTTGACGTTTTTTAACGGTGGTTCTGGTCGGTTTGTTATTGGTACATCTGGGCAATTTGGTATTGGTCCAACAGCAACTGTGAATTATGGAACTGCTGGACAAGCGTTGCTTTCGGGTGGCCCAAGCTCAGCACCAACATGGGGTTCACCAGGTATTTCAACAGGTAAGAGTATCGCAATGGCGATGATCTTTGGGTTCTAATTTAGGAGTAAATCATGGCAGTCAATATCGTCAACGTCACAACCATCAACGGCATCACGACTGGCTATACGCCATCAGGTACTAGTGCCGTGGTTCTTCTTCCAAATGCATCAGGTAGCGCACAAGTGTTCAAGATTGACCAAGTAATGGTTGCTAACTTGACATCAAGTGCAGCCACTGCAACTTTGCAATACTATTCAAACGGCGCTGTTGCCCAAGGTTCTGCTCCATCGGGCGGTTCTGTGGTGTCAAGTTTGGCATATCAGATTTCTGTACCACCAAATTCATCGTTGATTTTGAGTGATAAAACTACTGCTTTTTACTTGGTTGATGGAAACTCAATCACAGTCACAAGTGGTACAGCATCAGCGTTGTCATACACCGTATCTTACGAACTGATTTCTTAAAATGAGTTTTCAATCCCATCCTGGCGGTTTTATATCTGCTCAATACAATGGGCTGAACTACCCTGTAACAACGGTAGAGTATCTTGTTGTCGCTGGAGGTGGTGGGGGCGCAGGAGCATCTCAATACTACTGTGGCGGTGCTGGAGGTGCTGGTGGATTATTGACTGCAACAGGATACCCAATAACTCTTGGATCATCTATAACCATTACTATTGGTTCTGGAGGAGCTGGGGGCGCTAGCGGTGGCTCTATAGGCTCTCAAGGTGGAAATTCTGTTTTTGGAAACATAACTACTATTGGAGGTGGTTATGGTGGTATTGGTGGAAATGTTGGAGGAACTGGTGGATCAGGTGGTGGCGGAAGTCAAGCAGTAGCTGGGGGCGCAGGAACAGCAGGTCAAGGTAATGCTGGATCTACTGGTTTAGGAAGCCCTTTTCCCGGAAGTGGCGGAGGCGGAGCAGGATCAATAGGCTTAACAGGTACTTCTGGAGGCGGTGGAAGTGGCGGAACTGGCGTTGTTTCAAGTATTACAGGTTCACCAATTCAGTATGCTGGCGGTGGAGGAGGTGCAGTTGCCTCTTATTATGGTGGATCAATTGCTGGTCTAGGTGCTGGTGGCGGCGGCAATGGTGGATTGATTTTGCCCGGTAATTCTTCATCTGTAACAACTTATCTTTTGCCAACAAGTGGATTAACAAATACTGGAGGTGGTGGAGGTGGTGGAGGAGCAAATGGTATATCTGCACTTTCTCAAAATGGTGCCTCAGGCGGTTCAGGAATCGTAGTCATCAGATACCCATCTTATCTATCAC